TAGATCGTGTTTGTAATACAACACCCAAAAGTCGTTCGGCCGAAGATACATCTTTACTTTTTTGTTGTAAAATAAAATTATAAAGCTGCACCTCTTTTCCAAGTTCTTTACTTTCGTGGAAGTACTAGAACATTAAATTTTTAGTAAATGATTCATCTTTTCCCGCTAGAATGTCTGATGTAATTTGTCGAGTGAGTAGTTCAAACAATATTCCAGCATTCTTGAATTTTGAATGTTTTGCTTTCTTGTGCATATTATTTATTATTATTTATAAATATAATCAATGTGGTTAAATATATAGGAATTATACTATTCTTTTATATTTTGTTCGTCCATGAAAGAATTTTTGTTTCCTTCCATCAAACTTTCTTTTTCTTGATCCAACGTTTTTAACAAATCTGTCAGCCCCTTAATAGACTCCACAGACAATGGCGATCCATTTTTATATTTGTGCGATACTGATAAATCACTGCGTCTATTGTTTTCTAATGTGCCTAGTGGATCTTCCCCAAAAGGATATTTACTGGCATCTTTTCTACCAGTTTGATCACGTTTTTCTGATAACTTTGGGGGAGTTGATGGTTCACCACCAGCTTCAGCGCCGGTATCTTTACCACTATCATCTCCTCCTTCAGGAGCAGTGTCAGTCCCAGGCTCACTACCACCTGGTTCAGCTCCGCCACCACCGCCGCTTTCACCCTCCTTATCTTTTTTATTTAAAAAGGATAGAGCTGGATCATTGCCTTCTTCTTCAATCTGCTTAAATCTATAATTTCCTTTAGCGTCGTCGATTAGTTGTTTTTGCAGAGTTATCATATCATGATCTGATAAACCAAAGATATTTTCATAAATCCATTTCTTAGAAAATACTTTTTGTTCTTGCATATCTTTGCAAAGTTCCACTTTGCTCTTATATACATCGATTTTTTCTTTTTCAAATATAGTGGACGGATTAGTTAATTCCAGTGTAAAATCTACTAATGATTCGTCTCTATATCCTTGGCTATATAAATGAATAACCGCAATTTTATTCAATTCACTAACCATAATACGTTGTATACGTTCTACTGTTCTAGCAAATCTTATGTCTTCAGCTGCTAATGTAGCTTTACCACTCAATGATTCATCATATCCCAAAAATGCTTTGGGTATCTTAAGTGCTGCCATCATTTTATTACGAAGATACTCAATGTCATCGGTACCAGTCCACTCTAATCCAGATAAATTTTCAATACTGGTTCCACTATCACTACCACGAACAGGCAAGAAAAAGTCCTCTACCATGTTTTGTAGATTGAATCTTAAATTATAATCTCCGGTTTCTTGATCCAAATATGGTACCTTTTTCATTTGGTCCATAATACGTTGCATATGATTGTCAACTTCATTTGGTGGAATATTACCAATATCAACTTTGAAAATGCGTTTTTCAGGCGCACGCATAATACGATGAATTAACATTGCGTCTTCCATCAAACTCAATTGTTTCCAAACACGTCGGGCGCCTTCTAAAGTACTTTTTCCATATGGGAGAAAGTTACTATCGCTCAATAATCTAAAATGAGCAATTTGATAGTTCTCCAAATCCTCCATCTTGTTTCCATATGGCAAATTGACTTGAAATTTAACAAAGTTTTTATTGGTCAAATGTGCATTTTCTACACGTGTTACATAATATGTACTCAATGGTTCTACCAAATAAACACCATATTCAGGGCTAATATGAAGTCGTAGATAAAAATCACCATATTTAACCATACACCGTGACCAACTCCATAAATTAAACTCTATGTTCAAAATATCATAGAATAGATTGTGCAAAATGTTTTTAATTTCATCGTTGGAAGATTTGATATGAATTACTTCACCCATTTCATTTCGGGTTGTACATTCATCTGCATAAATGTCCAACGCAGATGATAGAATTGGATCCATATCCATTGTATCATAATCACGAAATAGTTCTACACGACTGCTTTGATATGATAAATTAAAATCTCTAGTATATTGATTATACGAAGTAGTACGTAATCTATTAAACCTGTCTCTTAAACTATTACGATCTGTAGCGTACTGAATTTCATCAGTATCAATAACTTTTAGTTTTTTACCACCAATGTTGCGAACGATCACGTCGTTTGAAAACAAACGCTTCAAACGAGCGAATAAAGACCGACTCCGTAATTCTTGAAAAGATTTATCTGACATATGATTTATCTATAATATATAAGTATTTACATCAACCAAGTTAAACTTTCTTTTTTGTCATTTACCGTGAAATCCATAGTTTTATGATGATCTGGTACCGCGCTTACTTGTTTCGGAATTGAAATTTGACTTGAGACTTTTGATATTTTTGAAATGATTGCACGGTTATAAGCTATTTGTTCATTTCTAAGCTTCAACGCTGTTTCACGTATCCACAATCCAATTCCAATTGCCATAACTAAATCGTCATTATAACCCCTCATCGCTTCTGCTTTGGGTCCGTTCCAAACGAACACATTCAGTTCTTCATATAATCTTTTAGACTTCATAATCACTTGTTTTTGTCTAAAAAATAACTCCAAATTACTTACGATTAAAGGTCTATTTTTACTAGTTGTTGTAAATCCAGGAATTAACTTTTTATCAGCTGTATTTAATTTATTAGAATATGTTTTTTCTACATCAATCACCGTCAAATCAGTTGCGCTATAAAACGTATTTTGATAATCTCGGTCAATAATTTGTTGTAATGTAGCCCACCCTATAGTGTTATTTTCTACCACCAATAAAGCATTGTTATATTCAGTAGCAACACTAACCAATAAGTTTCCATAATCTTTTGTAGTTAACTGACCTTTATATTCAGCTACTTGTTCCAATGTTTCTATATCTATAACGTGGAACGCACTAAAATCACCACCGTCTCCTCTAGCACAGTCAGCTGTCAATATGTAGTTTTTACTATAATTAGGATAATCCCAGATCCATAGGTCTTGATTGTTACCTCGCTTTTCAACAGGATCTTTTAGATGTGTTTGTTTGTAAAACTCAAGAATATCTACACTTACAACTTGATTACCAGATGTACTAAAGTCGCAATCACATTCTTGTGCTGCACCTTTTACTCCTGACAACTCAGTTTGTTTATCTCTCCACGTTTGATCTCTTTCTGGGTGTAAATGCCAAGGTAATCTAATTGTTTTAAAATTATTCTTGCCTTCTTCAGATTCAACCCAAATTTTATGGAAGAAATTGCCAACACCGTTTGGCGTACTTAGTATAATAGCTCTACCACCAGTAGACAGTGTATATTGAGAAGACAGCCAAATTTCTTCAATACCATCGATAAATGCGGCTTCGTCGATAATTAGTAAAGATAGTGCTGATGAACGACCTGCTGTGCCGGCGGATGAAACTGCTTTGATTTGTGAACCATTTTTTAATCGTAATGACAATCTATTATCTTCTACACAAGGAACTTTTAACCAACTTGGAAGGTTATCGTTTGCAAATCTTACCTTAGTGACAATTTCTTTCGCTGTTTCTTGCGTAATACTAATACAAAGAATGTTCTTATCATTATGAAATGTCATTAACCACAAACTATAAGCGGCTGTAAGGGTACTGATACCCATCTGACGACTCTTAAGAACAATGTTTAATTGATTATCAACAAAGTTTTGTAAAGCATCTTCTTGAAATGGATATAGTTCAAATGCAACCGTGCCTCTAATAGGATGTTGAATCTTAACATACTTCTTCATAAAGTATATAGGATCCTCTATACACTTCTTATACTCTTGTTTTATTATTTCTCTGAGATTTGGCTGACTCATATTTTTCTTCGTATTCTTTTATCTTAGGGGTCAGTTCATCTAATCGTATATCAATAACCCCTATATCTTTAATTAAATCTTCAAATATTTTATTGTAATCTATATTGCCATCCCATTTTTCAAATGATCCATCTTCTTCAAGAAATGTAACATCTTTATCTTTATTTTCTTCACAGAACTTTTTACTTTCTTCAAACTTTTTCTTATAATCTTCTAAAATACTACGTTCATTTTTTAAATCCTGCAGTTCATTATAGACATCAAACATACCCATCAATTTTAACTCAGTTTGAAAATTAATAAAACAGTCGTAACAATATCCAGTTTTAGGCCAAACTCGGTCGTCCAAATAATTGCCCCATCGAACATCCATATTACACGTTTTACAACGTTTTTCATTAATAATCGTGGCACGTTTTGAAACTCTGCGTTTACTATTATTCTTCCAAACCCATTTGTGTCCTTGACTATCCTCCCATTCTTCACCTTCTTTGCGTTTATTGTTCTCCAAATTGGCATCGTAGCCAACTTGTACGAATGGACGATTGCCTTCTAGGTAATCTTTAACGATGCCTAGATTACTTTTACCTGATGCTTTCTTCATAACAAATACGTATTTAATTTATTTCTTAAACTTACTTCCAAGACCTTTTATAATAAAACTTCCTGTAATTTTAAATGGATCACTGTAAATACTTGAATCTCTCACAACTATACCTTCGTGTTTTTCTAAATCGCCAATTTCACTGGTAGCATTTTTTAATATTTCGTCTCCCAATTTAATTGTGGTTAAATAAACAATAGTATCATTAACTATTTTATTTACATCTTGACCGGCAAAATCTTGACTGATATTTTTACTATCAACCGATTTTAAAAATTGTTCACGGGTAATCAGTGGCGTTTTAAACTGTAATCCTTTTAACCAGTCTTTCAAAGACTTAGTTACAGCTTCACCTGTGGGATACAACGTAACTGATTGCGTCAAAACACTCGCTAGGTTTGGTTTTGATTTGAAAGTAGTATCAACACTACCCAATACCTTAAAACCACTCTTCATAGCAACCACATTTAATTTGTTTATAT